TGGCAAAGATGTATGTTTTACAGATGGTTCTTTCTCTACTTTGGATGAAAAAATCATTGATGAACTTAATAAAGTTGCCAACGTTCCTTCTTCAATGATTTATACTACAAAAGAACCAATAAAAAGTCTTGAAGAAACTGAAGTTCAAGCTGATCTTCTTTCTTCTGCAACTCAAGCTTTTGATGGAGATAAAAAAATTGTAGGTGGAGCTACTACAGTTCCAATTCCTGTAAAAGCGCCGGATAAACCAACACTTGCAGAATTACAAGCAGCAAAAATTGCTGCGGTTCGTTCAGCAATTGGTAAATCTGCAAAGGAATAAAAAATGTCTTTGTTTAGTGATACGGTGGATAAAGTTTACACCTTCACTAATCGTTCTGATTTGGTGGCGGAAACAGCTTTGGCAGTTCGTCAAGCTACTCTTTCCGCCCATCGATCAGATTTCTATCCGCGAGATCTTACCGAAATTCAATTAACTCTTACTCCTGATTCTATTTTTCAACTTGATATTCCAACATATTTTCCAAGTTGGCGAAATTTTGCTTACATTCGCCCATATGATACAACATCACAAACTCCAGCCCCATTTCTTCTATCCTTTTTAGCACCTGATGCAATTTTTGATGAATATCTTGTTGAAAAAGTAAACGTAGCTTATGTAGCTGGAACAAATCTTAACATCAAGCTCCAAGGAGATTATGGCGGTTTCTTAGTTGGTTATTATAAGAATCCTGTTCTTTCTCCTGATAGTAGCTATGACTCTTGGATTGCATCTGATCACGATGCAATCATAGTGCTTGATGCTGCAATTAAGATTTTCGGAATGATTGGATATGAAGAAGCTGCCGCAAGATTACGCAGACTTCTTTATGATCCTGGGCCTGAAGGTGCACCCTCTGAATTTAATCGTTTCCGCGCGGCTGCTCTTGAAGCAGCAGGAAGATAAATCATGACTGTTAATGTTTGGGCAGTAGTTGGTGCTACTCCGGGATATCTTCCACTTACAGCACTTATTGGAACTGCTGGTCAAATTCTTGCAATGAATAGCGGAGCTACTGCCGCTGAATGGAAAAATTGGAAGATTCTGTCAGATCAACTTTACGGGCCAGCAGGAACAGTAGGAGCACCAAGTCTTGCTTTTGAAGGAGATCTTACTTCTGGTTGGTATCGTCCTGCTGCAAATCAGTGGGCACTTAGCATCAGTAATAGTCAGAAGTTTCTAGCTACTGGCTCTAATTTTACTTTTTATAATCCAATTACTCTTTCTGGAAAACTTCTCCAGGAAGATCAAAGTAGTGATATTTCTGCGGCTGCTACCACCGATCTTGGAACTGCTACAGGTAATTATGTAGTTGTTACCAACACTTCTGGCACCACTACTATAACATCTTTCGGCGGCGCCACGATCCCTGCTGGAACGGAGATTGAAACGAAGTTCAGTATTACTGGTGGTTCTGTTTCTCTTACTCACAATACTACATCTCTCATTCTTCTTGGCGGTTCGAATATCGCTCTCCAAGATAAAGATGTTATTCGTTGGAGAAAGATTAATGATGCTTCTGCCTATTGGGAGATGGTAGGTTTTCAACGAGGACTTGCAACAAGTCAAATTACTACAAAAGGTGGAATTCTTGTAGGAACTCTTAGTGGTGGTTCTATTATTCCACAAGAAAAAACTGTTCCTGCGAATGGAAATATTAGATTTGCTAATAGTAATGATTCTACTGGTTGGGTTGATGATACTTTTAGAAAAAAGAACGCCATCATCAACGGCGACTTCAACATCTGGCAGCGGGGAACAAGCTTCACAAGTGTTACAACAAACGCCTATTCGGCAGATAGATGGGTTTATGGCGTATCTGGAAGTGCCGTTCATGACATTTCGCGTTCCACGGATGTTCCCACCGTTGCCGAAGCAGGACGCCTGTTTAACTATTCTTTGCTGTTGGATTGCACGACAGCGGATGCCAGTATTGCGGCTGGTGATTACAGCACCATTGCGCAAAGAATTGAGGGCTATAACTGGCTTCCACTTGCACAACGCGCAGTCACTTTGTCGTTTTGGGTCAAGGCAACCAAGACCGGGATTTATTGTGCTTCACTGACAAATGGTGGCTTTGATCGCTCATGCGTCAAGGAATACACGATCAACTCGGCAGACACTTGGGAGAAAAAAACTCTTACTTTTCCTGCGTCGCCTTCTGCTGGAACATGGGATTACACAAATGGGCTTGGTGCGCAGGTTATTTTTGCTATTGCAGTTGGCTCCACTTATCAAACAACGGCTGATTCATGGCAAACAGGAAACTATTTCGCTACCAGCAGCCAAGTCAACGGCACCGATTCCACGAGCAACAACTTCCGCCTCTGCGGCGTGCAGCTTGAAGCGGGAAGCGTAACTACGGAGTTAGAGCAGCGGACGTTTCAGGAAGAACTGGCGCTATGCCAGAGGTATTACCTCAAGACAACTGATTACGGTGTTGTAGTTACCAATAATGTCGGAACTTTGGTTGGGGCTATCGAAGGTAAAGGAGTTACAGCAGGAAGCGATGAACCGTTTGCATACTGGTCTTTTCCAACCGAAATGCGAACTAACCCAACAGTTACGCTTTATACACCCGGAACCGGGACGACAGGGCAGTGGGGAAATCCTAATGCCGCTACTACCAATGCGAGATTGGGGGGTGGTGTCTCTGCAGGAACTAGGGGGACAAGTATAGATAATGGTGGTGTAGCAGTTGCATCTGGCACTCAATGCTATATCCATGCGGCTGCCGTAGCGGAGATTTAACTCATGACCTATAAACTCACACACAGCGAACTTGTCATTCGTCTTGAAGATGGGGCATATATTCCGAACGATCCTCGTAACACCGACAGGCAGGAATACGACAAGTGGCTCGCTGCTGGCAATGCGCCGCAACCTGCTGATCCATTGCCGCCTCCTGCACCACGACGTTATTCAGCATTAGAAAAAGCACTTATTAAAAAAGGATTACTTACTCAAGCTGAACTTGATGCGGAGACAGATTAATGAAACCACACGCACTAGATTTAGAATTTCGATTAGGAATTCCTCATAATGCTCTTTGGGCTGATTCTGAAGATCGCCATCAAGAAGCTGGAATTGAGAGTCAATATTTTGGTCTAGTGCTTGGGATTCGTTGGGGCCACTTTATTTGCACACTTCCATGGAGCGGAAGTTGGCTTGATGCAAATAGAAAAAATACTCGTGTTTTTCGTTTCAACTTTCTCTTTCCTTGGATTTCAATATCTATTTCCAAATATGGTTTTTATTTTGGAGCTAAAGATTTTGGTTGGCTCCCTGTCTATGTTCTCAACGGTATTTGGCCTGATGGAAATGAAGGAGATCGTGCATTAACTTTTAGTGCATCTATTAGACGCACAAGGATAACTTAAAATGGCTGATGGAGATCGTAGAAAGCATTTTTATCCTCAAATATCTCTCGGTTCAATTATAGCTACAGTAACTTTTCTTCTTTCTGGGGTAGGTGCTTTTGCTCAATTTCAATCAAAAATTGAACGTCAGGAGCAAAAAATTGAAAACATTGAGAAAAAAGATAAAGAACGTCAAGAAGAAGCAAAAGAACAACGACAAGAAATCAAACAAGAAATTAAGGAAGTTAAACAAGAAGTTAAAGATATTCGTCAGGATGTTCAAAAAATTCTTCAAGAAATAAGAAGCACGCGCCGATGAGTTTCGATACTTTTACACTTCTTCTTAATGCGGCTGATTTTCCTTTTGTTTCTGATTTTTTTCAGCGCCCTGTAATCATTCCACAAATTGATCTTCCTCCCCGCGCCGGGAAACTTGTAACTGGCACAGAAGAAGGAAGTAATAAAGAATTGCCTCAAACATTTTATGCTCAAAATGTAATGCCAACAGCAGAAGGAGTAATGAGTGTTGGATTTGAGCAGATTGTTCCAGGTTTGTCAGGAGTTACAGATTTCGATCAAGTAATTACACTTAGAGATGAAGATGAGAATGTATTTCTTTTAGCTCCAGCTAAAGGAAAAAATTATATCTATAGAGAAGATGTTGGAGAATGGGTTTCTACTAATGCATTTACTGGTTGGACTGGTGAACACGTTACTAGAGCATATGTAAATGGGAGAACATTTGTTTGTTACGAAAATTACAATATCTATGAATATAATACTGTTGCAGATACTTTTCTTCCAATAACTATTACAGGACTTTCTGCTGCAGATATTCATGCCATTGGTGCAAGCAATAACTATATGCTTGCAGTTAGTGGTATTACAGTTCATTGGAGTAGTCTTGTAGATCCTACAGATTTTACTCCCAATATTACCACAGGTGCGGGATTTTCAATTCCACAAGATATTAAAGGTGGCATTCATGCTGTAGGTAATGTAAGTAGTGGCTTTGTAATTTACACAAATAAGAACACTGTCGGCGCCCTCTATACTAATAACGCCAGAGCACCATTTGTATTTCGTGAAGTATCCAATGCTGGTGGTGTAATATCTCCTGAGCTTGTAACTCTTGATACTACTACAGGATACCATTACGCCTACACTAGCGCCGGATTACAAAAAATAACGGCGCAGGCATCTGAGATGTTAGAAACGGCAATTACAGATTTTCTTGCTGGTAGAGTTTATGAATCTTTTGATCTTACAACACTAACTCTCACACTCGAAAAATTAAATGAAAATTTGAAAGTTAAAGTAGCGTATGTTTCTAATCGTTACTTAGTAATTAGTTATGGGAAAATTTCAAGTCCACAAATTTATACTCATGCACTTGTTCTTGATACTAGTCTTAAGCGGTGGGGAAAACTTAGAATTGATCATGTAGATTGTTTTACTTATCCGTATCCAAACATTATTGGAGATTTTACAGAAAGTCCGCCGAAGCAAAGTATGGCGTTTCTCCAAAAAGATGGAACGATTCAACTTTGTATTCTCGACTATCGAATTAAACAAGATCAAGGAGTTCTTCTCCTTGGTCGTTATCAGCTTGTGCGCCAAAAAGCTATTACTTTTCAATCTCTTGAACTTGAAAGTTTGGTGCAAGCATATCCACCAAATGTTTATCTTGTTATCTCTCTTGATGGTAAAACACTTTCGGCGCCCGCTGCTCTTTCCACTCTTTATGATAACGGAAACATTAAAAAATATGGCGCTCCTACTTGGAGTGGAAGTGGCCCTGCACCAGCAAGAACCGGAAAGAATATTAGTCTATTAGCTGTAGGAACATTTGAACTTTCTACTGGTGTTTTGACTTTGACTCGTCATGGGAATCGCTAATTATCGTATTATTCTTGGACTTCCTCAACTTCCAGAAGGAGTTCCACCTGAGTTATTTAATCAATTTTTTATTATTTATCAAGCTATTAATAATCTTCTCCGACAAATCTCTCAATTTGCTGGAATTGATGCTCAAGATTCTACCATCTGGGATCAACTTTCTGTAGATGATACGATATGGCAAATAGTTCCTACAAGGTGGTATGCACGACAAAATGAAGCATTGAATTTTGGAGATGCTGTATCAGCCTTTCTTAGCAGTGGTGAACTTCAAGTTAGAAAGGCTAATGCAACAGATAATACACGACCATGTATTGGATTTGTAACTAGTCAAGATCATACAAGTTCTATTGGTTCTTTTTGTGAAGTTACAGCATCGGTAGGACTTATTACTGGAATTTCTGGAATGACTGCTGGAACCCGTTATTTTCTTTCGACTTCAGCAGGACTCATTACTTCTACTGCTCCTGTAGCAGCAGGAAATATAGAACAAGTAGTTGGAATTGCTTTAGCATCGAATAGACTTCTTGTAAATATTAATATGGCGTGGGTGCAACATTAAAGGAAATTTATGGACATTCATGAAATGCTCCCATCACTAATTGCCAATCTTCCTGAAGGAACAATGGTAATTCTTCGTTTCGATGAAGAAAAAG